GTGCCGCCGCTCCTCCCGCCCGACGACCTCACCGCCCGCCGCCAGGCCCTCGGCGACCAGCTTCGGGACGCGCGACTCGCGGCCGGCCTCACCCAGGAGCAGCTCGCCCTGGCCACCGGCATCGACCGGCCGTCGGTCGTACGGATCGAGCGCGGCCAGCAGGACGCGAAGCTCTCCACGCTGCTCCGGCTGTGCAACGCGCTCGGCGTCCGCCTGGTCGTCGTGCCGCCGACCTGACCGTGCCCCGGCCGGATCGGCGTCCGGCCGGGGCGGGCGGGGCGCCCCGTCCTTCCCGGCGGGCGGCCCCGGTCCGGCCGGGTCAGCGCCGGCCGGAGTCTGGTCAGTCGAGGTCGTCGGCGTCGGGCTCCCGCTGGGGGCAGACCAGGTGGCGGAGGACGTCGGGCTTGCCGACAGATCCGCCGTCGGGCACGAACCGGTCGTACTGCTGGCCAGCGCGGATCGGCCGCTGGCAGCGGGCGCAGATCATCGGGTGGCCTCCGTGGCGTCGAGGGCGGGGTCAAGGGGAAGCGGGCAGGCGCGGTGGGCGGCGGCGGTCTCCGGGCTGCACGGGCTGCCGCACCGGTCGCAGACGCCGCGAACCTCCTGCGAGCAGCACGTGCAGCCGCAGCGGTTCCGGATGGCGGGCGTGCCCCATCCGCCGATGTACCAGTCGACGTTGCCGCAGCAGAAGCCGCATTCGCCGATGCCGCACGGCGCGCACAGGCCGCTCACGGCCGGGCCCCCGCGCAGGCGGGGCAGGCGCGCGGGTACCAGCGGGCGCCCGGGTACCGCGGGTCCAGCTGGACACCTAGGCTCACAGCGTCGGCGGGGTCGAGACGCGAACCGCCGTAGACGCACGCCGAACCGCGCAGCTGCTCATCGGTCAGGGTGGCCGGGTCCGGCAGCACAGCGCCAGCGGTCACCGGACGGCCTCGGCAGGCAGCTGGGGCGTGAGCGCCTCCGCGAGGGCGGCGAGGTCGGTGAGGGTGCCGGTGCCGTCAGGCGGGCTCAGCCAGTACGTGCCGGGCGGTTCGAGGACCTCGGGCGCGGGGAGAGCCAGCCAGTGGTCGACGCCGAGGAGGGTACCTGCCGCGCTGGTCCACTCGGCGTCGGGAGGGACGAGGTGGAAGACGTGGCCGCTCCGCTCGTGGTGGACCGCCGGCCCCGGCACGCGTGCGGCTGCGCGGAGCCCCTGGTGCCCCGTGGTGCGCACGGCCGATACGGCGTGGCCGAGGGGGACGAGGACGCGGCCGGTGCCGAGCATCCAGCGGAGGGCGTGGTCGGGGCTGGGGTCGAGCGTGATGAGCCAGCGTAGGGCGCCGGGGTGGGACATGAGTGATCCCCCTCACAAGGTGTGTAAAGGGGATCGTTCCGCACGGTGGGTGCGGGGTCACGCACAGACTGTGCGGATGATCCTCCGGTGCGGCCCTTGACAGTCCATCAGATGCCGACCCAGCGGGCGAACTGGATCAGGCGGTCGTTCTGCCCGCGGTCCAGGCGGACGAGTGTGGACGCGGTGGACCGGACCGTCGGGTGGTACCGGGTGTGCGCCGGGCTGGATGCGCGTGCGGCCAGCAGGTCCGCCAGGGCGCCGTCGCGGTCGCCCTCGGTGAGGCGGGCCACGGCGACGTCGATGTGGTGGTGGGACGACCTCTCCGCCGCCAGGTCGGCCGGCAGCTCCCACTCGGCCGCGTCCTGCTCGGTGCCCCACTCCCGCAGCCGGGCCAGGGCCTGCTCGGTGTCTCCATGCTCGATCAGCATGGAGACCTGGTGGATACGCACGTTGCTCGGGCCGAAGCTCATCTCGTAGTGGTCGACGTCTCCGCCGAGGAACCCCGCCGCGGCCCGCGCCTCGGCGAGTCGCTGCCATGCGGCCTCGGGCCGCTGGGCCCGCGCTTCGAGCACGGCCAGCTTCAGGAGGATGGCGCCCTGGACGGCCATCTGGGCGCCGCTCATTGCGGCCTCGGGCGCCAGCCGCTCGACTTCCTGCTCCAGCCCTTCGAGGATGCGGCGGGCCGACGCCAGGGCACCCATCCGGAGCATCGCCCCGGCACGCAGGTAGGCCGCCGTGACCTGCATCAGCGGGTCGCCTGACTTGTCCGCCGCCCAGTGCGTTCGCTCCACGGCGGTCAGGCTGAGGTCGTGGTACCCCAACTTGTGCGAAAGGGAATTGGCCGCGCGGTAGCCACGGGCCAACCACCAGTACGCCACGCGGCTGTTGCCCCAGCCAGCAAGGGCCGTGTGGGTCAGCTCCTCCAGCAGGCCAGGGAGGAGGGGCGCGAGCTCGACGTACCGACCGTCCTGCCGCATCTGGGCGATGGTGTCCATTTCGGCGGCGAGGACCGGCAGCGGCCGGGGCGCCACCGCCAGGTCGTCAGGGTTGTCGTAGGTCAGAAGTATCCGCCGGAGATCGGGGATGACCGCCTGCACGCGATCCTCTGCCTCGGCGCCGTTGATGTAGGGCTGGCCGGTGAGCCGGTCCGGGCCGACGCCGAGGGCGCGAGCCAGGGCCGCGATGAGACCGCTGGACGCCTGCCTGCTCCCGTTCTCGATCTTCTCCAGCAGACTGACGGAGATCGCTACCCGGTCGGCCAGCTGGCGGACCGTAAGACGCCGAGTCTTGCGCATCTCGCGAACCTCGCGGCCAACGTTCATGCTCATGCGGTGCTCCCCCCGAGGGCGGTGACGGGCTGCCAGCGTACGGCGCCCGCAGGCGGAGCGGGAAGGGTGAACTTCGACGGACACGACGACCGGCGTAGCATCCGGCCGTGCGGCACCCGGAATCCGGAAGCGGCTGAGAGCCGAGGCGCTGAAGCTGTACCGTCCCAGGTCGGAAGTGCCGAGAGGGGTAGCTTGTGCTGGTTGATCTGAGTTTCCACCATCCCGACGACCCGGGGCAGAACTTCGACGCCGACCGCGAACTGGCCGCGATTCCCCGCGTGGGCGAAGAGGTGCTGTGGACCGACGAGGTCGAGCACGAAGGCCGCCCGCAAGCCCGGTACCGGGTGTACCGCGTGGTCGACGTCTGCTGGTCGATGGGCGCGGACACCAGCGGGGCGAGCGTCCTGGTCAAGATGGAGTTCCGCTCGCAGGACTGACGACGAAGCGGCCCCCTCCCGCTGCCTGCCGGAGCAGGAGCGGAAGGGGGCCGGGTCATTGGCGCCAGGGGGTGAGGTCGAGGTCGGGCGGCGGGTCGGGCGGCGGGCCGGCCGGTGTGTCCGGGCCGACGCGGGCGCCCCACCTCCAGAACTCCAGCACGTAGGAGGTGAGGAGCTTCCGCTGGGTGCGTTCCTCGCGCAGGTCCTGGCGGAGCTGGTCGGTGATGGTGGTGAAGTCCGACCGGCGGTTGGTGGCGCGGGCCTGGGTCCAGGACAGGACGCCGACGAGGAGCGCAACGCCGGCGGGGGCTATGGCCGCGAGGTCCACGGTCACCTCTTCTTTCTCAGGTGGCGGGGCAGCGGGTCGTCCATGCCGGACACCCAAAGGATCCCGAGGGCGAAACCCAACCATCCGCAGACGGAGCCGATGGCGGACGGGTAGTCGCCCGTCGCCCAGGTGATGGTGAACGCAGTGCCCCACAGGGTGGCGGGGGCGGCGACGGCGGCGAACCCGGCGGCCTGGACGCGGGGGCACCGCCCGAGGAGGGCGGCGACCAGGGCGACGAGGCCGCAGCCCACCCACATCCAGCCGAGCGCGTCGAGGGGCACGTGGCGGGTGATGTGCGCGAGGCCGCGGGCGGTGCCGTATCGGGGGTCGAGGATGATGCCGACGCCGTACCCGGCCCAGGCCGCGCCGATGGTGGCGAGGAACGCGCGCCGGTGCGAGAAGGCCAGGACCGGGGCGCGCATCAGGCGTCCGGGCGGGGGGTGTGCGGCGCCGCCCATCCGGCGACGGCCGACGCGGCGGCCGGGACCAGGGCGAGGACGAACGGCTCCAAGGCGTCGGGCATGCCGGCGATGAGGGACGGGTCGTCGGTGACGGCGCCGAGGATGGCGAGGGCGGCGAGGCTCAGCAGGTACGTGGCGACCGAGCTGGCCTTCACCTTGGTCTCGATCGGGGCGGACGAAGCGGCCATGGTCAGGCCCCCTTCTTCAGCGCGGCGACCTCGGCGCGGAGCGCGGCCACGTCCTTGGCCAGCTGCCGCACGACGTCGAGGATGCGGTTGGTCTGGTCGTAGGTCTCCGGCAGGAAGCTCTCCGCCTTCCACGTGGGGTTGGTCTTCGCGGTCTTGGCCGTGGACGGCGCGGGGATCGCGTCGCGCTTCCACACCGCCTCGTGCAGTTCCTTCGCGTTCACGGGGGCCTCCTTGTCGGGGGTGGTGGGGGTGGGGGTCTTGCCGGCCGGGACGGAGAGGCGCTTGGCGACCCGCGTGCGCATCGACGCCATGGTGAAGCCGCGGGGATCGATCTTCCCCGGCTGCCACTCCAGGTGGCCGATGACGGAGGCGGCGTCCCAGCCGTGCACGCGGCAGATGGCGGCCGACACGCGCTCGATCGCGTCGAGCTGGGCGGCGGGCCAGGGGTCCTTGCCGTCGCCGAGGTTCTCGCACTCGAAGCCGTAGAAGCGGGCGTTGCCGTCGGTGTTCGCCTCGTTCGGCTTGGGCAGGGCACGCTCGGCGATGACCGCGGCGAGGACGTCGCCGTCGCCAGCGCCGGCGTGGTTGGTGCGGCCGTAGCCGACCAGGTGCACGCGGCCGTCCTTGGTGATGACGCCGTGGCAGAGCGGGCCGGGCAGCTGGGAGTGGCCGTCGCGGCAGATGCGCACCGAGGTAGCTGAGCCGGAGGTGACGGTGTGGTGGATCATCACGCCGTTCACCGGGCCCCAGGCGCCCTTACTGTTGCGGTTGTGGGTGCGCCAACTCCCCACCTCCACAACGGAGAGGCCCTCGTCGCGGAGGGCCTTGATGAATCTGTCCGCGGACATCGGTGGTGCCATGTGGGCTCCAGGTGTGCGAGGAGCCCCGGCCGACAGGCGGCGCGGGGCTCGGGTGGAAGGGGCGAGGTCTAGCTGCTGGCCTCGTAGCAGCCGGAGACGTGGAAACTCATGCCGGCGGCGGCCGCGAGCGGGTTCGTCTGGTCCCAGTACGAGGAATCGGGCTGGTTGGTGGTGCCGTTGACGGAGCCGCCGGCGAAGGCGCGGGCGGTACCGCCGTTGCTGGTCGAGGTTTCGCCGGTGCCGGTGACCTCTCCGACGCCGGCGATGCGCGCGGACACGGTGAGGCAGCGGGCCCCGTGGAACACGGACGATGGTGAAGCGGGGAGGCCGAACGCCCAGTTGGCGTTGGCCGCGCCGAAGGTGGTGGTGCTGCCCACGCTGAGCTTGATGAGGAAGTTCACCGTGCGGCCGACCTTGAGGTAGCGGCCGGTCAGGCTGCCGTTGCCGACGCTGGGGGTGCCGCCGGTCTCGGCGATCCACGTCGGGGTGTACTCGGTCCAGGCGCCGAGGAAGCTGGCGAACTGGTCGCGGATCTGCTCGTTCAGCAGGCCCTCGGTGACGATCTCGCCGGGGAACCAGGTGCGCGGAGCGAACGTCATCGGACGGCCTCCTGGCTCGGGTCGGGCCACGACGGGTCGCGCGGCGGTATGGGCGGCTCGGGCTGGACGGGGTTGCGCGGGTCGCCCTCGGCCCACCAGAAGCGGCGGCCCTCGATCTCGCCGAGGTCTGCGTCGATGGCGGCGACGTCCTCGGGACTGGGCACGATGAGCGGCACCCAGTCCCGGCCGCACTGGGTGCAGCCGAACCTCGGGTCGTCGGTACTCACCACGAGGCCGGTGCCGCAGTTCGCGCAGTCGGCCATCCACCGGTTGTCGTCCACCCGCGCGTAAGTGCCCGGGTCACCGGGGACGGTGTCGGTGGGGACGGGGGTGCGACGGCCGAGGTTGGCGGCCATCCACAGGTAGACCAGCTCGGCGCCCGGGACCTGCGACCAGTCCTCGCGCTCCTGGCCCTTGCGGGTCGGCGCGGGCGGCAGGTAGAGCGTCTCGGCGTGCACGACGGGGGGTTGGGCCACGGGGTCTCCTCAGTAGGCGATGCGGGTGGTGATGCCGAGGCGGGAGTAGTCGGGGTCGGCGAGCTTCCACACGCTGTCGGTGGCGGCGGCGCTGGTGTGGAACTGGATGAGGTGGCTGTGCGACCTGATGTTCTCGACGTAGCCCTCGACCATCACGCGCATCGAGGCGGCTGGGGCCTGTGCGGGCAGGCCGGTCACGGTGATGGCCGAGCCGATCTCGGCATCGAGGATGTCGAGGTACCGGGGGTGGGTGTACGCCTCGACGGGCACCTCGCGCAGCTCGGGCAGCGGGTTGCCGTAGCGAGAGACCATCCAGTAGGCGGCGGCCAGGGCCCCCGAGTCGGTCGTCTTGAGGATGTCCAGGGACTCCTCGTACTGGCCGAACGCCAGCACGCTCTCGGGTGCGGTGACGCGCTGGGTGGCGCCGCCGGGCCGGGCCGCGTCCACGATGTTGACGAGCTTCTGGTCGTCGTCGGCGAGCTGGACGCGGCTGGTTTCCAGGTCGGCGTAGTCGAGGACGACCACGTCGCTGGCCGGGCTCGGGTTGTAGCGGATGCCGCGGGACTGGTAGGCCAGCCCGTACCAGTCCCGCTCGGCCCACAGCCTGGCGGACTCGGTCTTCTCGACCTCCCGCATGCGGGCGAGGGCGGGCTGCCCGCCGGCGCCCTGCCCGGCGACGGGGTCGTGGAGGTCGCCCCAGATGGATACCGAGGACAGCCCGGCGTACTTGGCGAGGCGGGTGATGCGCGCGTCGGCGGTCTCCCCTTCGTGGCCGGTCGCGCCCGCCCCGTAGTGGGTGGCGAGGTTGGCGCCCCACGTGGAGTCGGTGGGGGCGTAGATCCCGACGTGCGCGATGGACCCGGACCACAGGCGGCTGCTGCGGTAGCCGCCGACGTGGAGGCGCCGCAGGTCGTACATGTGGGGCACGTCGATGGTGGAGTCGACCATGACGCCGTCGAGCCAGAACCGGTTGGAGCCGCGGTCGTAGACGAGGTGGTGCCACTGGTCATCGAGGATGCCGGTGGTGCCGCTGATGCCTTCGGCGATGAGGCTGCCGCCGATCCAGTCTGTCCACTCGATCATCAGGCCGCCGATGCTGCTCACGCCGATGACGATCTGCTGGTCGTAGTTCCACGACGACATGCCGAGGATGGCCCGGGTCACCTCGGTGCCCTTGAACCACGCCTCGGCGGCGAAGTAGTAGGTGCTGATGGCGTTGGCGACGTCGGCGCCCAGGTTCGCCACCCAGTACTTCCCGGCGGTGGCGGAGACGGGGGTGGCGAGCGGGGCCTGCTCGCCGGTGGCGGGCGGCCCGTCGACCGCGGCCATGGCCAGGGTGCCGCCGCTGCCGACCTGCGCACGGACGAGGGGCGGCTGCCCGCGGCCGGAGATGTCGCCGGCGCTGTTGCCGCTGGCCTCTGTGAGCGGGTAGTAGGCCAGGGCCCCGGAGGTGGACACCTCCTCGGTCAGCATCGGCCGCAGCTCGGGGAGCCTGTTGAGGCGCTTGAACAGGTCGGTGGCGCTGATGGTGACGCTGGAGTGCAGGCCCTGCCAGTCGACGGGGAACTCGTTGACCATGCCCCAGAAGCGGGGCCGCACGGTGGCGTTGACCAGGTCCCATTCGACGTAGTCGGTGGCGCCGCCGGTGCGGGTCGCGGAGAAGTCGACCAGCACCGTCTGGCTCGTCACCCAGGCCGGGGTGGCGAGGGTGCGGCGCGTCGTCCAGATGAAGCCGTCCCGCGAGGTCTCCCAGCGCAGGGTGCCGGCGGACTCGCGGACGCGGAGCCAGGCGTGGTCGATCGGGGAGTACGGCAGGGACACCGCTGCCCCGTCGAAGTACGCCGTCTCGGAGGCGAGGCGGAGCTGCCCGGTCACCGGCGAGTACGAGAATCCCAGCCTCGTGCCAGCGGTGGTCGACAGCACCCACATCGACGCGGATGCCGAGGAGGAGCCGTTCGCGGCCGGGACCCGGGCGAGCTTCGCGGACAACTGCGAGCCGTTGAGCCGCCAGACGCGGGCGGACTGGAACCCGGCCACCACGCCCGAGGCGAGCGGGACCCGGGCCCGGCCGCCGGTCTCGGTGCTGCCGCCGTACACCGATGGCCACAGCGCGGTGCCGATCCGGTCGTCGTCGAAGTCGTCGCCGAGCTGGCCGAGCGGCCAGGTGGGGCCCGCTCCGGTCCGGGTGGGGATGATGGCCACCGCCACCCGGACCGGAGCGTTCCTGCGGACGAACGGGTGGAACGGCGACGCGGCGTTGCCGGGGGTGAGGGCGCCGTCCTGGTTGTCGAGGGTCATGGTGCACGACCCGGGCTGGGTCTCCGACCTCTCGTCTGCGGCGCCGCGGGTAATGCTGATGCCCTCGGTCATGGACACGCGGCGGCTGATGTCCGTCCACGTGATGGACCACGGGTACTGCACCACCCCGCCCCAGCCCACTTCGACCAGCAGAGCCACGACTACCCCACCCCCAGGTTCACGTTGACGCCGTGCGACCGCTTCAGGTGCAGAAGGGTCCGCTGGATCTCCCGGCCCACGGCCACCGGGTCCATCGCTCCGTGGACGTCGATCTGGATGGACACCGGCTGCCCGCCGACTGCCCCGCTGCCGTGGGTGACGGGGCGGCCGATGACGGGCTGGACGCCGGAGACGGCCCCGGCGACGCCGACCATGGCGCGGTCGACGGCCGGGCGGCCCTCGGTGAGGCCAACGGCCAGGCCCTCGCTGGAGTACCGGCCGATCTCGGCGAGGACCCGGGACGGGCTCTTGATGCCGAGGGCCTTGCGGATCGCCTTCTGCATGCCCTTGGCGATCTTCTCCATTTGCTTCTCGATCGCCTTCTGCTGGCTCTCCAACCCCTTGAGGAAGCCCTTGCCGGCGTTCTTCCCGGAGTCGTAGAGGGCATCGGCGCCGCGCTTGCCCAGCTTCTCCGCCTCAGCGTTGATGGCGTACTGGGTCTTGTTGATCTCCTTGAACGTCGCCTTGTCCGCGCCGGCCAGAGCGGACGCGTAGGCGTAGCCGTCCTCCGGGCCCATTTCCATGATTTCGCGCAGCATCGTCTTGTTGAGGCCGCGCTTGGCGAGGGTCTTGACGAACGCCGAGAACTGCTTGATCTTGGCGAGCTTCGCCTTGAGCTTCTTGCGGATGTTGCCCGCCGACACCGTCTCCTCGGAGTCGAACATGGCGCCCAGGGAGGCGGCCTTCTTCGCGGTGACCCGCGAGGACTCGGCGAAGTCCTTGGCCCGCTTGATGGTAGCGGCGATCTTGTCGCGTTCCTTCGCTGCGGCGAGGAGCTTGGTCGTCCCCTTCTTGATCTTCGCGACGAGCTTGTCGTCCTTCGATCCGGTGAACGCCGCGTAGATGTCCTTGCTGATCGCCTTGGCCGTGGCCTTGATCTTGTCGCGGGAGCCGGTCAGTCCGTCGATGAAGCCCTTGCCCGCGTGCTTGGCCAGGGTCTTCGTCTTCTTCGACGGCGACGCGATCTGAAGCTCGGCGCGGACGCCGGCCTCGACCGCGGACGCCATCACCCGGGCCGCCGCCTCGACGGTCCCGGCGGCGCCGGTCATGCCGACGGCCAGGCCCCGAGCGGTCTCCCGCCCGGCCCCGCCCATCGCCCCGCCCGAGGACATGGCGCTCATGCCCAGGCGGCCCTCGTTGATGGCGTTGAGGAACGCCAGGCCGTACCGGGCGACCGACCGTGCGCGGACGACGAACTCGCCGTTGGACAGCCTGGTGAGGATGGAGTCCGACGTGCCGGACCCCGGGCCCTCGACGTAGCCGCCGGGGCCGCCCACCCGGCCGCCGGCGGCCTTGAGCTGCGCGCCGTAGGAGCCGGACTTCCGGGCGGCCGAGCCGTCCCCGACTGTGACGTACCGGGTGGTGACCGTCACCGACCGGTCCCGCAGAGAGGCGAGGTCCGCCTTGGCCTGCCTGACCTTCGCCTGAAGGTCGCTGATCTGCGCGCGCACCGCTGCCTTGCGGGAGTCGGGCACGCTCGCCAGCTTCGACTTCGCCGAGGCGAGCTTGGCCTGCAAGTCCTCCATGTTGCCCTTGAGCTGCGCCGTCTTGTTCGGCGTCTTGAGGATCTGGCCCGCCAGCTTCCGGGCCTGCGCCTCGGTCAACCCCATGGCCTGCGCGGACTTCACCAGCTCGCCACGGCCACGGGCATAGATCGCGTTGACCTGCGACCAGGACTGGCCACCCTGCCGCGCGGACTCGGCGGCCTTCATCGTGGCGGACGCGAGGTCGTCCAGGGCCTGGTTGTTGGCGCGGCCCTTCTCCGTGCCCTCGTCCAGCGTGCGGCCGTTCTTCTTGATGGCGGCGGTGGCCGCGTCGATGGCGGCCTCCATGCCGCGGATGCCGCCGCGCGCCTGGAGGTACTGGTTGGACAGGGCGTTGATGGACTGGGCGAGGCCGTCCGCGCTGCGCTTCTGCGTGTCCAGCTTCGCCTGGACCTGCTGGGCCTGCGTGCCGAAGACGCCCATGGCCTGGGCGGCAAGCTGCTGCTCGACCTTGGCGGAGGCGAGGGCGGCCTTGTACTCGGGGAACGCTGCCGCGATGTCCTTGGTGGAGGCGCCGTTGTCCCGCATGGCCTGCGACACGGCCTCGAACCCGGACGCCGCCTCAGCCGCGTGCCCGGACGTGGCCATCTGCGCGAGGGCCTTGTCGACGCTGGCGAGCTTCTCCTTGGCCGCGTTGAAGCTGCTGTCACCACGGATGAGGCTGTCGAGCTTGAGGACCACGCCGTCGGCGGCCTTACCGAGACCTACGAGGCCGGCCCAGTCGCGGACCGAGTCCAGCTCGGCCATGTCGCCGCGCACCTGGCGGGCGGCTTTGCCGATGCCGTCGAGGCCGCCGAACACACGCTTCAGCTCGCCCGACTCCTTGCCCGAGGCCGCGAGGTTCTTGAAGCTGGTGGCGAGCTTGTCGACGTTGGGCGGCGTCGTCTGCGCCATGCTGTTGAGCTTGCCGAGGCCGATGAGGAGCAGGCCGATGCCGGTACCCGCGAGGGCCATCTTGGCGGTGCGGGACAGGGCGGCGATGGCGGCGCGGGCAGCGGCCAGCCGACCGGGCACGCCACCCGCTGCGGTCTGCATGGCGACGAGCTGTGCGCCGAGCCCGGCCAGTGCGGTGCGCGCGGCGGCCCCGCCCGCCGCGGCGAGGTTGACGGCCTTCACGGCGATGGCCAGCTGGAGCAGCATGGTGATGGCCTCGGGCGGCGCGGCCGCGACGATGCCGGAGATGGCGTTGACGATCTCCAGGGCGGACACGCCGACCTCGGACCCGGCTCTCAAGACGTTGATGACGGCCCTGCCGATGTTGGCGAGGGTGTCGGCGACGAGCGGGCCCTGGGCCTGCGCGTACTCCATGAACTCCCGGGCCCCGGGGGCGATCTTCCCCGCGTCGCCGCGACCGGCGTACAGGTCGACCAGCCCACGGTTGACCTTGGCGAGGGTGCCGGTGGCGAACTTCTCGAAGCGACCGACGGCCTTGTCGAAGCCGGGCGTGTTCATGGCGCCGGCCGCGATCGTCATCATGCGGTCCAGCTCGGACGACGTACCGCGCACCAGGCCGCTGGTCTTGGGCAGCAGGCCGGACGTGATGGCCAGGCCCTTGTTGAACGGGGCGAGGGTGTCCTTGGCGAGGTCGTCGCTCCAGTCGGCGTACTCGTCCTTGAGGACGCCCAGTCCGGCGGCCGCGCGGCGTGTGGCCGGGGGCATGTCGGCCAGCAGCCGGTGGTACTCCTCCTCGGCCTGGACCGCCTCCTGCGACGCCCGTCCCGACTTGGCGACGGCGTCCGCGTACTTCTTCTCCGCCTCCGACGCCTCGGTCATCGCCGAGACCTGGGGGCCGAGTGCGAGGGCGTAGGCCCCGGCGGCGACCGCGGCCGCGCCGGTCCCGGCCACGATCGGGGCCAGCGCTCCCGCAGCCGCTGCGGCGGCGGGGATCGCCGCGGGGGCGAGGGAGATGAGGCTGCCCTTGAGGGCTTCGATGGCGCGGCCGCCCGCGTCGGCGTCCCGCTCCATGTCCGCCATGCGCCGCGCGGTGTTGCGGCTCAGGCGGTCCATCGCGGAGGAGGACACCGTCGCGGCCGCGACCAGGCGGCGCTCCAGCCGGCCCGCGCTGGTCTCGACCCCGCGCAGGACGCGGGACAGCTGGTCGCGGCCGGCGAGGACGAACGTCATGCGGTGATCAGCCACTACTCACCTCCGGGTATCGGGACCTGGGCGGCGAGGTGCCGGTCGATCCAGGCGGTCGCGGAGGTCAGCTCCTCGCGGGAGAGGTGGCCGATCTCCCACGGGCGGATGTGCAGCAGGTTGGCCAGCGGCCACCTGTACTCGGTGATCAGCTCTTGGAAGCCGCCGGCTTCTTGGCGGGGGCCGCGGCTTTTGGGGAGGTCGCCGCGACGGCGCGGTCGACGTCCTCGGGGTCGTCGGCCAGCGACCGCAGGTGCTCCAGCACCTCGTCCCAGCCCGCCCCGCCCGCCTCGCCGCTCCGTCGAAGGTTGCCGACCATCTCCTCCAGGTCGGCCAGCTCCAGCCGCGCGGTGAGGCGGCGGCGCCACGACGGCAGGTCGAACTCGGTGAAGCGCAGGTTCCCGGCGGAGCGCTTGCGGTGAACCCACAGGACCGCGCGCATGGCGGTCGGGGACTCGGCGCGCAGGGCGGACTCGACGCCGTCCCAGGTTTCGCCGGTGACCTTCTCGACCTCGGCGGACTCCAGGGCGGACAGGTCGTCGGTGCTGACCGACTCGACGGTGCCGTCCTCGTGGCGGTACGACACGAGCATGGTGATCTCCTAGTTCAGGCGGCGGCGCACGTCGTCCACGACGCGCTCCACCTCACGGGTCATGCGGGGGGTGTGGGCGCGGACCGTGCGGTCCCACCACAGAGGGCTGGCGTTCTGCTGAGCCCAGCGGCTCTTGTTGCCGAACACGGGGTGGCGGACCTTGCCCTCGTTGATCTGCTTGAGCAGGCCGAACGTGATGTCGTTCGGAAGCCGGTCGATATCGATCCAGACGCGAGCGCCCGCTCCGGCGCCGGTGTTGCGGACGCTGATGCGGATGGCGCCCGCGATCGTTGCGCGGAGCGGGCGGGTGGTCGGTGACTGGCCGCCGCGCTTGCCCGGCTTCCGACCGGCAGAGGTCAGGTCGAGATGGCGAATGGAGTCCTGAAGCGCGCCTTGCAGCGGCTCGGCCGCGCGGCGGACGCGGCGCTGCATGCTGGCGCGGATGTTCTCGTTCCCGGCCGCACGCAGGCGCCGCTGAAGCTCCAGGAGCTGGCCGGTGCCGAGGATCTGCACGCGCACGAGATCACCTCACAGGGTCTCGTCCGTGGACATGTACTCGACGGCGATGGGGTTCGTCCCGTCCGACAGGGCGGTGAAGTTGAACGTGGGCTTGACCAGGTCGAAGCCCTCGACGGTGGGCGGCGCGTCGTCCAGCTTGATGACGGGCAGCTTGACCGTGAACCGCTCGTAGTGGGTCGCGGCGATGAGGGGGCCGGTGAAGTCCCAGACGAGCGACACCCCGGCATCCGAGGTGTGCAGGTCGTCGAGGATGGTGTCGACGTAGTCGCCCTCCAGCGACCCGGTGACCTTCACCTGGTCGTTCGAGATCGGCTCGGCCTTCAGCGCGGAGCTGTTGGCGTAGAACCGATCCGTGGCCAGCGGACGCTCGATCTTCACGGACACCTTGCGGATGCCCTGCCTCACCGTCTCCGAGCCGTAGGCGCCGGTCTTCACGCCCATCTGCCCGAAGTGGAACGGCGACATCGCCGGGTACGTCGCGACCGCCAGCGTCTGCGTCTCGTCGCAGTCCTTGCTGTCGATCTCGAAGCTCGCGGTGAGCATGCCGCCGACCTCGCAGGAGAACTCCGCCGACACGATCTTGCAGCCCGTGAACGTCTTGTCAGTGACCACGCCTGTGGTGAGCGGGACGCCCTTCTGGATCGTCAGGCTCTTGCCGAACACGTCGGCCAGGATGTGCGTCTGGAGGTACGCGTCGGTCGATGCCTGCTGCGTCGGTGTGACCGTGGTGCCCATGAGGGACTGGAGCAGGACACCCATGCCCTTGTTGGTGACCTCCATCTCCAGCGACCCGGACGCCTCCCGCTGGGTGACGACGCGGCGCGAGGCCAGCGGCACCAGGCGGCCCGCGGCGATGCCGGCGGACTGGGCGGTGGTCTTCTTGAGCTGGAGCCCCTCCTTCGTGAACTCGATGAACTTGGTGGGCGGGACGGCGGTGCCGTAGACGGACTCCGCCGCGATGCCGACTTGGGCGCCGAGCCCGGAACCGATCGCCATGTCAGCTCTCCTTCTGCGACTTGGCCGCTGCGGCCTTCTTCGCTGGGGCGTGGCCCGGCTCCTCCACGGACTCCCACGTGCCGGGCTGGCACACGTAGCCCTCGAACCGAGCGTCGGGAACCTCGACCACTTCGTCGGGCTCGACGGACCGGCCGCCGAGTTCCGGCACGGTGACCGGCTCCCGGCCGATGAAGCGCACACGCGCCATGACGTCCTCCTGGTGGTGTTTCAGATACGGGCACGGCACGAGACCGTGAAAGCGAGACCGGCCAGCGAGCCCTCGGAGTCCTGGACCTGGTCGAGAGCGCCGGCCGTCAGCTCGGACCACAGGACCGTCCCGCCGAGCGTCGGCGCGGCCGGCGCCGCGTCCGAAGCGCGCAGGACCGCCTCGACCGTCGCGACGATCTCGAAGACCCGAGCCCGGCGCAGGGCCATGTCCTTGTCGCCCGCCCGGGACTCCGCGTAGCAGGAGATCGAGAACGCCTCGTCACGCCGCCGGGCTCCGGCGACGGCGAAGTTTTGTTGCAGGTCGACGGCTTGGTCGGCGCCCGGCGACCAGCCGATGTACAGCCGGTGCCGGTCCGCCGACTGCTTGGTAGACGGAGGGCCGTCCTGGATGTGCACCAGCTCCAGCGCGGGCGAGCCGCGCAGGAGCGCCAGCAGCGCGTCGACTGCGGCCGGGACGCGGGAGGTCGCCTCCATCACGCCACCCCCGGCGGCAGCTTGAACGGCTCCAGCAGCTGGAGAACACGGTTCGGTACGGCGTACCCGAAGCCGGGGATCGGCTCCGTAACGGCGAAGTCGTCGGCCCCGCCCATCCCTCGCGCCGCCCCGTTCTGCGTGCGCCACAGGTGTTGGAGCAGCATCAGGGCGGCGAGGCGGATGGTGGGCGGGACGTCGGCGCGGCCTACGGTGTAGGCCACCGTCCACGCTCCGGCCGGGACCGGGGCGCCGTCGCGGCGCCGCACAACGCCGGCGGCATCCACGCTGAGGGTGGCCGTGTCGAGGCCGGGGCCGCCGTCGTAGGGCTCGGCGAGGGTGACGGACAGCACGGGGGTGGTGAGCAGGATGAGCGCGCCACGGTGCGCGGTGACTTCCTGGGTGACCTGTCGCGGCTCGACCGCCCCCACGTATCCCTCGATGACCGAGGTGAGCGCCTCGACGTACAAGCCCAGCTCGGTGTCGTGCCGTTCGGTGTCGATGTCGAGGTGGGCACGGGCCTCGGCGAGGGTGACCAGAGCCACGACCGTCCCCCTTCTACTCGCCGCCCGGGGCGGGCTGCTTGCGGCGGGTCCGGCGGGCGGTCGTCTCGGCGGGCGGCGTCTCCGGCGTTTCGACGGGCGAGGTGCGGACCAGCTCGGCCCGCACTCCGTCCGCCCACTTGGCCGCCTCGGCGCCGGGGAGGTCGATCTCCTCCCCGGCGCGCCAGGAGAAGCCTGCGCCCGCCACGCTGGTGAGCATGCGGATGCGGGCCATCAGTCACCCAGGCCCTGGTGGCGGTCGGTGACCTCGGCCTCGGCGCGGGCCTCGGCCGCCTCGGCGGCCTTCTCCTGCGCGTCCTTCAGGGCCTTGATGTCGGGGTCCGGGTCGGCGCTCTCCGCGCCGCCCGCGCCCTGCCCGGCGGTGACGCCGCGGGCGGCGACGTCGACCGCCGAGGTGGCCTGGACGGCGAGCTGCTCCTTGGCCGCGGCCAGGGCCACGTCCTTGTCGCCGATGAACTCGGGGTCGACCTGGTCCATCGAGCCGTCGGCGCGGCGCGAGGCCATGACGATGCGGTCGTGGTCGCCGCGTTCGGCGGCCGTGGGGGTGGGCTGGTCCTGGAGGACGCCGGAAGCCCCGGCGTCCTTCTTCGGCGTGGTCGCCATGTGCTGCTCCTTCTGCCGGTGGTGGACGGTGAACGGGCCTGTCAGGTCGCGGCGTTGCGGTACGCCTTGTACGCGGCGGTGTCCTGCGGGGTGCCGTCGGCGCGGGCGAAGGCGAGGAAGCCGACCTGGAGGAAGTCGGCGTACCGCTCGGACAGGCGCAGCAGCTGCACGTCCTGGACGTCGCGGATCAGGTAGCCGGCGTACAGGTCGCCGAAGAGGATCGACCGGGCGTTGGCCGCCATGGCGGGCATGTCCTGGTTGACGGTGTACTTGTAGCCGAGCAGCGCATCCGGGACACCGACCTGCACCGAGGGCTCCCACAGCGGGCGGCCCTGGCCGTCCTTGAGCTTGCGGGCGGTGGCCAGCGTGGTGTCGTGCAGCATCCACCCGGCGCGGCCGCCGAGCCGGTACGCGGGGTCCACGGAGTGGATGAGGTCGATGAGGTCGTCGTAGGTGACCGACGTGGTCTGGCCGGCGGCGCCGGTCTTGCCGATGCCCGCGTTGGTCTGGACGCCCTCGGGCTGGTTGGTGCCGGTGCCCGTGGTGAAGTGGGCGTTCTGCGCGCGGCCGATGCGCTCGCCGAGCTTGCGGGCCAGCCACGACTCGGCGTCGAACGCGTTGTCGTTGAGGAGCTGGAGGCTGACGCGGACGAGCTTGGAGGTGTAGGTGTAGGCGCCGATGTCGGCCTGCCCGAACGTCACATCCTGCTCGGTGACCTGGGTGTTCTCCGCGAGGATCGCGCCGACGTTCGCGGTGTCGTCGGCGGTCGGCCACGGCAGGGTCGCACCGGTCTCGGTCGTGATGACCTCGGCGGAGTCCCGCATGGAGGAGAGGAACTTCTGCGCCTCGGCCAGCTTCGCGCGGAACGCGGGCGGGACGAGGTAGCCGCCGGCCGCGCCGGTGGCCACGCCCTGGGCGCGCAGCTCCTTGCCGTCGACCCAGCCGGTGCGCAGCGCGCCGCGCTCCTCGCCGGACAGTTCGGTGGCGCCGTCGCGCATCCAGGTGCGCCACGCATCCGCGTAGGCCGCGGCCTGGTCCGGGCCGCCGTGCCGCTCGTCGTCCTCCTCCTTGGCGGCCTGGATGACCTGGGTGTAGTCGACGGCGGCGAGGCGCTGGTGGCGCTCCTCGCGCTCGATGTCGGTGGACAGCCGCTCGACGTCGGCGAGGGCGGCGTCCCAGGCGGACCGGTCCTCGGCGGACATGTCCGTCTCGGAGGCCGAGCGGTTCTGGAACTCCTGCGCCTTGTCCCAGGCGGAGGCCCGCTGGTCGAGGAGGGACTGGAGGTTGGCCATGTGGTTCTCCCAGCACGAAGCGCCCCGTGCCGGTGCGGCAGGGGCTGAGGGTGGTTGTGGGTGCGGCTACCGGGCGAGGCGGTAGCGGGCGGCGAGCAGGTCCATCTGCCGCGCCTGACGGCTCCCAGTGGTCTCTCCCGGCTGGGGTGCGTCGTGGCCCCGAGTGGACTCGGCCGGCTCGGGGCGGAAGTCGAGAAGCTCCGGGCGCAGGGCGGCCCGGCGGTCAAAGGCGTCCGCGTTGCCGCGGGCGGCGAGGGCCACGCCGACGGACCGCAGTGCGGCGTCGGTGCCCTCGTAGGCGGGGAACGTCACGGCGGACACCTCGAACAGCTGCACCTCGCGGATGACGCGCAGCTCGGCCTCCATGTCGCCCTCGGACGTCTGGACGCTCACGGTCTCCCAGTCGTCCTTGACGGTGCGGAAACCAAACGACATGCCGGTGATGTTCCGCAGGTCGAGGTTGACGACGAGGTCGTTGACGTAGGTGAGGCGGGTGTCGAGGTCGGCGTCGACCGCCAGGCCCTGCGCGTCCTGCGCCAGGCGCAGGGAGCCGGCCGAGACACGGGAGACGACGAGGCGGGTGTCGTGGTCCACGAGGAACCGGGCGTCGCCCTCGGTCAGGGTCTTGGTGAAGGCGCCCGGCGCGATCTCCTCGTAGAACCCCCAGGTCAGGGGGTTGCCGATGGCGGTGCGCTGGCCGAAGACGGCGGCGTGTCCGGCGAAGCTACGGGCGCCCTGGCCGTCGTCGGCGGCGCGGAGCTGCACCCCGGCCGTGGCCAGGGCGAGGTCGCGGCGCTCCTCAGTGCTGCGGTTCATCGTCGCCGCCCTCCTCGGGTGGGGTCGGGGGGTTGAGCAGCCGGTGCGCGGCGGCCAGGTGCCGGGCGGCACGCGCCGCCCGGTCGTCGGGTTCGCCGTCGGCGGCCGGGGCCGTCGCGGTCGGGTCGGAGCCGAGCGGCGCCATGTACATCGGCTGGAGCCGCATGTTGCCCTCGCGGCCGCCGAGCGGGGTGAGGTCTTCCAGGTCCCGGATGTCGTCCGCACTGAACGCACCGGTGTCCCGCATGGCCCGGTAGAACGTCGCCCGCGCCGAGCTGTCACCGCGGAGCAGGCCGCCGAGCTGGTACTTGGCGTACTGCCGCGTCGGGTCGAGCAGCTCCTTGGTGACGCGCTGCTCGGTCGGCGTCAGCCACGTCGGCGCCAGGTCCCATGTCACGAAGCCCTGCGCCTGCTGCTCCAGGCCCGTGCCCCAGCTGGTCGACTTCTCCGTCGACATGAGCAGGAACGGCGGGACGCCGAACATGCGGGACACCTCGGTGACCTGGAACTGCCGCGACTCCAGGAACTGGCTGTCGCGGTACGGCATGGTCACGGGCTGGAACGAGGCGCCGGAGTCCAGGACGCCGATGTCGAGCGCGCTGCCACCGGACAGCTTCGCGTTCCAGGCGGCCTTGAGGCTGGCGGCCTGCTCACGGGTGAGGCGCTGCTCAGTCTGGAGAATGCCGCTGATCATGTTGCCGGAGCCGTACAGCTCCGCCGCTGCCTTCTCCGCCGCGATGCCCAGGCCGATCCCCTCGGCCGCGGCACGGACCGGGGAGCAGCCGGTGACGCCGTCATAGCCGAGGGCGGGCAGGTGCAGGATCTCCCGCGACGTGAGCCGCACACGGCGGCCCTGGTCGTCCTTGACCCAGAACACCTTGCCGCCCGGGTTGTCCTCGGTGGCCGGCTCACGGTCGACCTTCACCCGGTCCGGGCGGATGGGCCACAGCTGGACGATGTCGCCCGCGCCGTTGCGGATCTTCTGCGCGTAGGCGTTGCCCCACAACAGGCGGTGGACGTACAGCAGGCGCCACAGCTCGAAGCGGGTCAACTCCGGGTGCGGGTCCTCCAGCAAGGCCACCGTTGCCCGGTCCTTGGTCCCGGCGGCGTAGGTGTGCAGGGGCAGCGCGGCCGACACGTTCGCGATGACGGACACCGCCCGCCACACCGCCGGCATGCGCAGAGAGCTGGTCTCGGTGACCGCCACCCCGGAGGCGCCAGCGGAGCCGCCCAGCAGACTCAAGAGGCTCTCGGAAGTGAGGGGCACCTTGGGGTTCTCCACCGACGCGCGACGCTCGAACAGGCCGAAGAGACTCACTGGCCAGCCCCCTTACGGCGCGGGGCGGGCGGCCCGGATGCCAGCGCGCGCTCGGCGACGACGACGCCCAGAACGCCGCCGAGGATGAGCGCGGCGGGCACGTAGACGAGGGCGACGCCGGCCAGGGCCGCGGCGACGGCGAGGAACTCCAGCACGTACAGGAGGGTGGTCACCACAGGTTCGGCACCCCCTTCTCCTCTTCCACCTCGGCGCCGAGCCCCCACTTGGCGAGGGTCGCGGCGACGAGCGGGCTGATGTCGGTGTCCACACCGCGCCGGGCCCACGCCCAGGCGTCGCCCAACGGGCGCTTCTGCGCGCCGGCCAGCGCGGTGGCCAGCGGTGCGTTGTCGAGGTGGGAGAGGGTCTGGTCGGCGACGGCGTCGTAGAACTGGCCGCACGCGGCCGCCACGTCCCGCGCCTTCGGCTGGACGACCGTGACGCCCAGGCCGGTCTCCTCGTCCTCCAGGTCGGCGATGAGCGACCCGGCGGGCCCGGCCCCGTCCACCACCCAGCAGCGCGGGCCCCACTTCGCGTGCAGCTCCTTGGCGCGCTCCACGACCCAGCCGGTGCCCGGCCGGTGCTCCACCACCTCAACGTGCGTGCCGCCCCGCCAGGGCCCGGCCACGCAGATCGCCGCGTGTGACCGCTCGGGCGTCACGTCGATGGAGAACACCACGGGGTTCTCCGGGGCGCTCTCAGCGGCAGCCAGGGACCGCCACGCGTCCTCGCCGATGACCTGCCAGGTGTCCGCCTCGTCCGACGGGTACAAGCCGACGCCCAGGCGCTCGCGGGCGTAGCCGTCGCGGCTGAGGGTGGCCCGCTCGTTGGCGACCTTGTCCAACGTCAGCCTGTAGCCGAGGGCGGGGTTCGCCTTCAGCACGGCCTCGTCCGACGCCGGGTCGTCGTGCGCGGTGCAGTCGCTGGGGCACTCGGCCGCGTGCAGGTCGGCGGACCACTCGAAGTACGCCAGGCTCGGGTCCGGGGCGCCAGCCTCCAGAGCGGCGAGCGCGCGGCGGCGCAGCCGGCCAAGCTGCACAGACGGGGCACCGATGCCGGCGCTGCCCAGGTACCAGATCTGCGGGTTGTCGACGGCGGCCATCGTGGGCAGCAGCGCGTCCATGGCGTCGTCGCCGAGGATCATGTCCTCGTCCAGGATGTTGCAGTCGCCGGTGAAGCCGCGCCCGGAGCCCTTGGAGCGGGCGATGAAGCGGAGCGTCTGCCCGGTGTGCAGCTCGATCGACTCCTCGCCGACCGTGTACCGGTACGCCTTGACACGTTTGTGCAGGTCAGGGGTCTGACGGATTAGGCGCTCTACCCGCTTGAACGCGGCCTTCGCCGTCTTGAACTCGTGGGCGCTGTGCAGGATGAGCTGCTCACCGCCGATGAACAGGCCCCACAACTCGCGGGCCTCGATGATCCCGCCCTTGCCGTTCTGCCTCGGCACGTTCACGGCGACCTCGAACGCGGCCCAGGAGCCGTCGGGCTTCTCGCCCATGCCCACGCGGAGGACGTGCTGCTGCCACGGGTCGAGGTGCAGGCCCGCCCGCGCGGCGAGGTCGATGGCCTCCTGGCCCGCGCTGGACGCGGCCGACGGCGCGGTCTGGATGGGCGGGGTCTGCCAGCCGTACACCGAGGCGTCAGTCGCCGGCGGCGCGGGCGGCTGCTCGGCGCTTCGCTCGCTGCTCAGCAATGTCATCGACCGCATCCCCCTTCGCTGCGACGGGCGCCAGGCGGCGCAGGTCGGCCATGACGGCTCGGAGTTCACGCGCGGCAACGGCGCGGGCGGTGGGCGCCTCGGCCTCGTCCACGGACTGGGCGAGGCTGGTGGCGAGTTCGGACAGGCCGGGCGAGACCGGCTCGACGCCGAGCTGGTGGATCTCCGCGTTGACCGCGTCGGTGACCGCGCCCATGATCACCACCCCCGTCACCGTCAGTGATGTCACGCAGGGTGACGGGCCATGATTCGGCTGAACGTGGTTCACGCGGATTGGCCCTGCGATCTGGCCGCGCAAAAAATCGGGCGACAAGAGCTTTTGGGTCGCCCCCTCTGGCCCTGAAGATTGCTTCCGCTCTCCCGCCCGGCGCGCGCTCGCACGGGCCGGGCCGAGCGCATAGTCGCAGCTCAGCGACCTAGCGCGGCACTGCGTGACGTTGGGTCACCAGCGGCGGGATGCCTGCGGCATGGCCTCGCGTGGCCGGTTGCGCCGGGCGTTGTACCAGCGGGCGGCGACGCGGCGCATGGCCGGGTCACGCATGGTGTCGATGCGCTGCATGACGATCTCTTCGCCCGGGTCAACGGCGATGACCTTGGCCTTGAGGCGCTTGTACTTCGCCAGATGCTTCGGGCTGGGCATCGTGTGGATGAGGTAGACGTCAACCGTGTCCAGGTGACTGAGGGCCTCGTCTATGGCCGCGTATCGGGCGCGGAGAGCGACCCGGACGGCGACCCGGTCGTGATTCCACTGGGGCGCGCCGGGGCCGGTGAGGGCCCGGGTGATGCGGTCCAGGTCGATGACCACGTCACGGGCCTTGGCCCGTGCTTCGATCCACGTGCTCTTGCCCGCGGCCGGCGGGCCGGTGACGACGTACAGCACCGCTCACCACCTCCGTGAGGCGCGAGCGGGCGGGCGCGGCGTCATCCGGTTGCCCCGCGACGAGTTGCAGCGGCGGTGGGCGGCGCGGGCGTTGGCGGGGTCGAGGAGCTGCCCGCCGCGTGAGAGCGGCACCACGTGGTCGAGGGTGAAGGAGAGCGGGTGCCGGGCGTCGAGGCCGTGCGGGATGGCGCGCCCGCAGAGCCAGCACGGGTCGCCGCGACGCTTGAGGGCAGCGACGAGGCGGCGGTAGGGGCGCCCGTTGCGCGGGTTGGCAGGCACGGGCGCCTCCTTCGCTCATTCGTCCCAGAGGGGTTCGTCCGCGTCGGGGCTCGGGCTGAAGGGGTCGAACCCGCCGGCCTGTTCGGTGACGTAGTGGGCGAGGATGAGCTTGTAGTCCTCTTCCTTGAGGTCGTTGCAGGCTGCTGGCCGGTTGGTGACGGTGTGCTCGACGCTGAGCGCGGCTCGGCAGTCCTTGACGCTCTGGTCGTAGCTCTTGCCGCAGCCGGTGAGGAGCAGGCCGGCGGTGAGCGCGGCCAGGACGGTGGTGCGGATGCGCATGGTCCCCCCTGGGATCAGGTCCAGGGGGCATCGTGCGGCATGGAGCCACCGGGCGGGGTGGGCGTGGCCGAGTCGTGACACAGCGAAGCCCCCGACCGGGGGTCAGGGGCTTCGCCGTGCGTCTCGTACGCGGGCATGCCTCGCGTGGGTCGAGTGTTACACCGAGTGATCTCCCTGGTCAAGCTGCCGCAGCGGACCGGAGTGCGAGGCGCGCCCGGAGTTCGTGGAGGTCGATCAGCACGCGGCCGCGGGCGTCGTGGCCGTGGTGGGTGAGGTGGCCGCGCCGCAGCCACTGGCGGATGGTGCCGGGGCGGATGCCGGTGGCGGCCTGGGCGGCGTAGGCGTCCACGAGGAGCGGCTGCTGGTGCATGGCTCCATCCTCCTACAGGCCGTCCCGCAGAGCGCGCGACTGGGCCCGCCGCACACCCTGTTGCGGCGGGCCCAGGCTCGGTCTGACGGTCAGCGGCGGTCCTTCTTCCGCTTGCCCGGGACCGGCTTCTCGGTCGGCTTGACCCAGCCGCCCCTGCTCGCCTGGTAGGTCGTCTCGAACTTCTTCTTGTCCTCGTCGGACTGGGTGAACTCGGACAGTGGCATCGACTTGCGGAAGAGGCCCATGATGGGTGCTCCGTCTCTACTCGGGATGGGCCCGGGGCGGCCGGACAGCTGCCAGGCGGACGGCCGCCCCGGGGGTCACGCCACCTTGTGGTGACGGTGGGTCTCGGCGGGGTCGTAGATGGTCACGGTCCCCTCTCCGCGTACGACCCTCGGCGCGTCGCTGCTGCTGCTGTTGCTGTCCTGACCTGCAACAACAACGGGGGTGGGGTCGCCGCTCTCGGCCGGGGGGAGGGGTGGGAAGTTGCTGGCCTTGATGCCGGTGGAGGTGACGCCCCCCATCCGCACCTGACCGCCAGCCGGAATGCGGGCGGCCTTGAGGGCGGCCCGGACGCGATCGGCGGGGAGCTGCATGTGGGCGGCGAGGGCGGCCGTGTGAGCGTTCGGATCGGCCACTGCGCGGAGGGCCAGGGCCAGCTCCTCGCGGGTGGGTAGCGGGGCCTCGGCGGGGGCCTCTTCGGCGGCCTCGGCGGGGACCTCTTCGGCCACCTCTTCCGGCATCTCGGCGGGGGGCTCGTCGGTCTTCTCGGCGGCCTCCTTCTTGTCGTCCTTGGCGGGGGCCGGGCGCCCGGCCCGCCAGGCGGCGAGAAGGGCGACGCCAGCGACCACCCACATCAGGCTCGGGGTGGCCCTCACGGCGCGGGCGACGAGGTAGAGGCCGAGGGCGATCAGGGCGGCCCGGAGGAGGGTGCCGAGGTGGGCGGCGAGGCCGGTGAGGTCGTCGCGGTGCCCGCGACGCGCCCAGGCGGTCGCGCGGCGAGCGAGGGCGGGCCCGAGGCGGCCGGCGCCGCGGGCGAGGCGGTCGGCGGCGGGGCGGAGGCGGTCGGCGGCGCTCACAGGATGCCCGCCCCGGAGGCCGCGCTGCGCAGGTAGTCGCCAGCGATGTTGAAGGTCTCGGGGAGCCAGTCCAGCGCGGAGGCGATGCCTGCGGTGGCGCACAGGACCACGCCGACGAAGACGCCCCCGAAGATCCTCCGCTTGTCCGCCTTGGGCGCCAGCTTCCAGGCGAGGCCGACACCTGCGGTGAGGAGGACGACCATGACGGCCCCCTCGGGGGTGAGGGTGCCCATGCTGCCGCGTGGAATGGGGGTGCCTGCGCCGGCGCCGGTGAGGCCGGCGGTGACCTTGTCGCCGCCGGCGGTGGCACCGCCAGCGAGCCCGGAGGCGGCCCATCCGAGGAGGCCGGCGCACACGGTGCTCATGGCACCCAGGACGAATCCCTCACTGAAGGGGAGCAGGTCCTTGGGGGCGCGGCCGCCGCGCCACCAGGGGCGGAGGTTGGCCCAGGCGACGAGCAGGCCGACGGCGAGGCCGGCGAGGGTGATGGAGGTGGTCATCGGGGCACTCCGGTGAGCAGAAGGACGAGGTCGTAGAGATCGAGGACGCCGGTGGCGCCGAGCAGGGCGGTGGTGAAGGCGAAGCGGCCCAGCCAGCGCCCGCGGCGGTTGATGGCCCAGGCGGCGGCGAGGGCGACGGCGGCGATGAGGTAGGCGGCGGGCAGGCCGGCCTCCGTACGCGCGTCGTGGAGGGTGGCGGCCCAGGCGCCGACGGGGCTGGTGCCGTTTAGCCACGGCGCCAGGGCGGCGAGCACGGCGGAGAGCAGCTTCCAGTCGGTACAGCGGTCCCATAGCCAGTCCACGGCGCGCTGGGTGCGGGTGGACGGCGGGGGTTCCTCGCCGGGCGTGAGGTCGACGGTGACGTAGACCTGGATGGGCGGTGGAGGATCGGCAGGTGCTGCGGGGCCCGGCGCCCAAGGCGCGGGTGGCACCGGGGCCTTCCGCTGGTGCCAGGGAGGGTCGTTGGGGTCCGGCGGGCGGGGCGGCAGCGGCTGGCCGGCGGGGATGATCTGGCTCGGCGTGATGGGCTGCGGGTTGTCGGTCACGGCTGCACCTCGGCGTCGAGGAGTGCGCGCATCCGCTGGGCGCGCGCCTGTCCGATGCGCAGCCCGGACTGGAGTGCGCGGAGGGGTGCGGGGCGGCCGTGGTCGCGCCGGTGCTGGGCGTCGAGGCGTCGGGCGTCGGGCAGCAGCGCCCGGTCCGCATCCGCATCCGGCGCATCCGCATCCGGCGCATCCGCATCCGGCGTAGCCGGGTCACCTCCGGCCGCATCCGGGTCGCTGGGGTCGGGGATGCGGGCGTGGACGGTGGTGCGGGTCTGGCCTGCGGCGGGTGCGCATCCGGGTGCGGGCCGGGCGCCGGATGCACCGGCGCGGAGCGCGAGTTCGACCTGGGTGTTGGAGACGACGATGCCGAGGTCGCCCAGCAGGGCGCGCAACTCGTCCACCGTGACGGCCGGGTGCGCACCCGCGACGACGAGTGTGGCGTCGAGCGGGTCCATCGCGCGCAGCTCCCGGGCGGCCGCCGCCTCGGGCCGCTGGACGGGCCGGACCGGGTCGCGGGGCGGGTCCCAGGGCGAGGCGAGTTGCAGGGTGGGGAGCGCCCGGGAGTGCAGCCGCGTGGCGAGTGCGCCGAGGAGTGCGTCGCGCTGGGCGCGGGATGCGCCGACTTGGGCGCGGCCGACGGCGCGGTCGAGGCGGCGTTCGAGGCGGGCCCGGCGCCAGGCGGTGCCGCGGCCCTGCCGGAGGGCGAGCTGGGCGGCGAGGTCGACGGCGCGGGCGGTCCACCGGTCGCGGGTGATCTGCTCGGCGGTGCGCTCGCGGGCGGCGAGGCCGAGGCGGGAGAGGAGCCGGGCTCGCAGTTCGCGGCCGAGGGTGGCGGCGAGGCCGCCGGTGAGCGCCTCGGGGCGCCGCACGCGCACCTCCAGGCCCATGGCGAGGTGCCAGAGCAGGCCGGCCATGACGGGCCCGAAGAACGCTCGGACGGTGCCGCCCCACCAGCCGGACTCGGCGTAGGCCGGGACGATCTGAACGGCGGTGATGAGCCAGACGAGGGCGCCGGGGACGCCGGCGCTGCCGGTGCCCTCGTCTCCGGCGGTGGCGCGCTTGCGGGCGCGGGCGCCGATGGCGCAGGCGAGCAAGGCGACCTCGCCGGCGGCGAACATGACGGCGCGCTCGGCGAAGCGGTCCATACCGAGGTGGCTTTCCGCGAACCGCCAGCTCGTGTCACCGGAGTACAGGGTGCAGAGGGCGGCGGCGGCGCCGAAGACGAGGACGAAGCCGGGCGGCCAGTCGAGCCCGCGCAGGCGGCGGACGGCGGCCCGGAGGAGCAGGGCGAGGGCGAGGGCCACCACGAGGGTGATGGCCGCGGTGGGCCAGGGGTTCGCCCCGGCCCACCGCAGGAGCATCTCGGTCACCGGGCGCCGCCGATGACCTGGTCGAGGAGCAGCGCGTACTCGCCGCGGGTGATGTCGCGGTCGACGCGGGGGGCGAGGTCGCGGGCGGCGCGCTCGGCGTGCTCGGCGCGGGCGGTGCCGTAGCCGCAGCGGGCCTCGGAGAACCGCAGGAGGAGCGCAAGGCGGGTGCCGTCCCGCATGGGCTCGGTCGGCCGCTCGGTGCGGAGCCGCAGGGCGAGGCGGGTGACGAGCGCGACGGCGTCGAGGCGGATGGTGTCCAGCTGGTCAGTGGTCATCGGGCACCGCCGTTGGTGACGGTGCTACGGCCGCCGTCGGGGGTGCAGATGGTGGTGACCGTGCGCCCGGCGCGGCGGGTGATGATGCCGGCCGCGACGAGGCGGCGGGGCGGGGGACTTGCAGGCGCGACGGGGCGCGCGAAATGATCGGTCATGCCGACTCCTGCTCAGATCAGGTGTTCGGTCGAAAGGCCGGGCGGTGCGCGCGCCGGGGGGTCCAAGCCCCGAGCTGCTGCCCGGCCTTTCGTTCTCCCTCTACCGTTCCATAGCCTGAACGGAATGTCCAGCCTAATGAACGAGCTGGGCATGCCTCATGGCGTACCGGCGGGCTGGAAGTGCCGCAGCGTCAGGTAGTCCTCGGGCCCGTACGTCGTCCCGCACCACCTGCACGTCAGCCGTGTCTCGTCCGGCAGCCGCGTGATGACCGCACCGCACACCCCCTCCCCGCCGACCAGCGCCACGCAGTAGCCGAGCCGCTGGCGCCTCGGCTCCGGGTCGCCGACAACTGAGCGGGCCTGGCTGGTCAGCTCGGCCACCTCGCGGGCCAGATCCCCAGCGGCCGGGTACTGGGCCACCACCCAGTCGACCTCCTGCGCCAGCCACTGGCAGTCCCGGGCCAGGTCCGGATGGGGGGCCGAGCCTCGGTGAGGCCAGCGCAGCCGCCGGACCTCGGCCCGCCGAGCGTGGATCGCGTTGGTAGCGCGGGCCCAGGTCACCGTGTCCAGGACGTCCTCGTTGATGGGCGACCGGGGGCCGGCCGGGGCCTTGGTCGCCACGATGTCTCCCCACCCGCTCCGGCGGGGGACCAGGAACTCCCCGACCTCGGCGTAGAGGGCGGGAAGCGCGCGCAGCCGCGCGGCCAGCTCCTCTCCGTGCCGGGTGCACAGGTAGCCGCTGGTCGCGCGGTTGCACAGGTCGCAGGTCGTCACTTGGTGCTGGTCTCCTCAGGCTCTGCAAGGTGCTGCCGGACGGTCTCGGCGATGGGGTGCTTCGACGTGGTGTCCTTGACGACGACCTGCATGTACTCGTCCAGGTCGTCGCACCAGCCGGTGAGCCGGGAGACGGCGGCCTCGGCTCGCAGGGCTCGCTCCTTCCACCGGTCGCCCCTGCGCCAGCCTTCGTTGGCGTTGGTGTACAGCTCGTCCAGGGCGTCGTCGGTGATGTCGTTCGCGGTGTACCGGCGCTGGCTCATGCGGGTGTCCTTCCGGTGCAGGTGTTGGAGTGGGTGGCGCCGCGGCTCTCCCACCCGGGGAGGCAGCACGCGCCGTCGAGGGCCGCATAGTCGGCGCGCCGAGCGGCGCGGGTGGTGTGGACGCGGAGCGCCAGGCGGAGGTCGGCGGCGACGGCGCGGACGTACGTCAGCTCGGCCTCGCGGATGGCGGCGACCAGGAGCAGGCCGAGCACGACGACGAACGCTGCCGCCGTGGCGGGGGCGCCGGCCTGGGCGGAGACGACCGCGCAGTACGTGACCCAGGCGCCGCCGAGGAAGTAGCCGGCGCGAAGGAGGCGGGGACGGGTCATCGGGCGAACTCCTTCGGGAGGGCGGGCGCGGGGAGGCCGGTGGCCGCGGCGACGATGTGCGCGGCGAGGAGCGGCGGGACGGCATTGCCGATCTGCTCGAACTGCTTCGTCCGCGTGCCCTGCCACGGGTGGTCGACGGGGAAGGTCTGCAACGCGGCGGCCTCGGCAACGGTGATACGGACGGTGTCCGCGGGCTGGTCCGACGGCACCCAGGCGCAGAGGTCGGCCCGGCTGGTCATGGTCACCGCAGGCTGGTCGGCGCGGCGCTCGGCCCGGCCTTCGCCGGCTACCGACTGGCCCGACCGCAGCACCCACGACCGGGTCTTCTCGGTGAGCGCCCACGAAGGCCCGTCCGCCAGGAAGGCGTTGCCGCCCGGCGTGCGCCTCTCGCCTCGGGTGACGACGGTCTGCCCGTCGGGCCAGCCGAGGGCCTCGGCCATCGACACCCACCGGGCCCGGCCGGGCCCGAACAGGCCCGGCGTCATCGCCTGTTCGCTGTGCGTCGGCCCCGGGGCGGTGACCGCCCGGGTGCGGGAGGCGATGAGGATGGCGCGCCTGCGGGTCTGGGGCACGCCGTAGTCAGCCGCGTTGAGAACGCCGGCCCACACCGAGTAGCCCCGGCCGCGGAGGATGCCCGCGTACTGCTGCCACAGCGGCAGGACATCGACGACTTCCTCCATGCACACCCACTCGGGCTGGAGGTCGGTGAGCCACCGCATCGGCTCGGCAGCGAGCAGCGACCGCGGGTCGCGGCACCGTGCGAGCAGCTGGGCGCGGGTGTCGCGCCCGTGCGCGAGGTCGTGCACGGCCTGGTGGACGAGGGGCTGGTCAGCGAGGCCGCCGCGCTTGCCCGCCCTCGACCACGCCTGGCACGGCGGCGAGGCGATGAGGCCGGTGATGCGCCCGGCGACCGGGGCGGTTGGGTAGGTGGCGATGTCGCACTGGATGGTCGGGTGGCCGGCGGCGACGGCGGTGCGGCATGCGGCGGTGTCCAGCTCCAGGCCGATGTCGGTGAGGCCGAGCATCCGCAGGCCCTCGGACCAGCCGCGCGGGCCGGAGAACAGGTCCACGATCACCGGGTGGCCTCCAGGCACTCGCAGGTGTCCGGGTTGGTCCAGCCGTCGGCGCACCGGCAGCCGGGGCCGCCGGTGCAGCGGTCGCAGGGCTCGGAGTCGACGGGGGTGATGCGGGGGTAGCGGCGGCCGATCAGGGCGGGGGCGCTGATGGTGAGGAGGAGGGCGAGGCCGAGCCACGCGAGCGGGGCGTTCACTGGGACTCACCTGCCTTAGCCTCAGCGGCGAGGATGGTGGCGGGCGCCGGGTCGACGTGCGTCAGGGAGATGCACGCGCCGTGGTCCTCGACCATCACCACCGGGGTGTGGCCGCTCAGGACCCACGCGGCGGTACGAGTGCGGGTGACGAGCCGCTCGCAGTCTGGGTCGTCCTCCGGGCGGACGCCGGGGAAGGCGGTGACCGGCGTACCCACTGGGTGGGCGGCGTTCCAGGCATCCGCGACGGCGGTCGGGGTGGTCTTCATGCGGGTTCCTCCGTGGTGTGATGGGTGGAGGTCCGGGCCTGTTAGCGGCAGGCCCGGACAGTTACGCGGCGGGCAGGATGAGCTGGCCGAGGACGCCGTTCACGCGGTCCTGGTCGATGAGGTCGGCGACGTCGCCGGCGGATGCGCCGCGCGGCACGGCGATGCCCAGGCGCCGGCAGAGGCCGAGCTGCGCCGGGCTCGGGGGAGCGGACCGCCATCGCGCCTGCCGGGCGACGAACGCGCGGGGGGCGAGGGTCTTGGCCTGCTGCTCCAGCCACGCCAGCGCGTCGGGGAGCGGACGGGCCACGTCGTCCTTCGGGGCCTGGACACCGCCCGCCTGCGTCCAGCGGCGCATCCGGTAGAGGCGGGTCCCGGGGTCCCGCTGGAGAAAAAGGAACATCGCGCTCGTCAGGCGGATGAACCACACGCCGGACGGCGTACGGAGCCAGCGGATCGCGGACTCCCCGAAGAGGTTGATCTCCTCGGCCGCCACCCGGGCCGCGAGCGTGCGGCGCTTCTCGATGACGGCGGCCTCGTCGGCGATCTCCCGCAGGCTCTTGCCCTCCTCGGCCTCGCCCACCTCGCGGGCGGTGAGGTCGACCATGGAGGCCAGCTTGTGCCGGGTGGAAGCCCCGATGACGTCCAGGAGCAGGGCGTCCGTCTTCCCCGGCGCCGGGCGCAGTGCGCGGCCGGCCATCTGGACGTAGAGCCCGGGGGACTTGGTCGGCCGGGCGATCACGGCGCAGCTGGTGTGCGGGGCGTCGAACCCCTCCGTCAGGACCATGCAGTTGGTGAGCACCTGCACGTCCCCGGCCGAGTAGCGGGCGAGCGTAGCCCGGCGCTCCTCGCGGCCCATGTCGCCCCACACCGGGGCCGCGGTGACCCCGGCGGCGCGCAGTGCGTCGGCGGCGGCCTGCGCGGTGGCCACGGTCGGTGTGAAGACCACGCCCGGCCGGTCGGCCGCGTGCTGGGTGTACGCCTGGGCGATGGCCTCCAGGGCGCCGGAGTCCTCCAGGGCCTTGCCGAGTTGCCCGTCGACCAGGTCGCCGCCGCGGGTCCGGACCGTGTCGAGGTCGAGGGTGTCGACGGTGAGCCGCTTGCCGCGCACGTCGCACAGGTAGCCGTCGCTGATCATGTCGAGGATGTCGAGGGTGAAGACGACGTCCTGCCAGACCTCGGCGAGGCCGCCGTCGGTGCGGGTCATGGTCGCGGTGAACCCGGCGACGGGCACGCCGCGCCAGGCGCCGAAGTGCTCCAGCACCTCCATGTACGTGCGGGCGGCGGCGTGGTGGCACTCGTCCACGATCACGAGGCCGATGTCCCGGATGGCTTCCCGGCGGCGCGGTACGGCCAGGGTCTGGACGCTGGCCACGATGACGTCGGCGTCCTGGTGCTGGTCGCGCTCGGCCTTGACGATGCCGACGCGCAGCATCGGGTCGACGGCGAGCAGCTTGGCCGCCGCCTGCTCGATCAGCTCCTCCCGGTGCGCGATCACGAGGACGCGGTGGCCGCCGAGGGTGTCGAGCATCTGGTGGGCCAGGTGGCTGAAGACCACGGTCTTGCCGGCGCCGGTGGGCAGCACGACGGCGAGACGGTTGGTACCAGCGGCCCACCCGGAGCGGAGGGCCTCGATCGCGTCGACCTGGTAGGGCCGAGGGGTGAAGGTTGTCATGGTCACCTCTTTCGGTTGCTGGGGTTTTGCGGGGGGTGCGGGGAGTGCGGGGAGTCGATGCGGGGAGTGCACAGCTCCTTCCGAGCAGGTCTGATCAGGGGCTTTGCGGGGACGCGGGGACTTGCGGGGAGTTGAGAGATCCCTTGATGCCGGAGGGCCTCAGAACTGACCGGTGATGATGTGAGGCGCACATGTCGTGCGATGCATGTGCGACGTGCGCGCCATAGGGGAGGCGGCGGCGGGCCCCCGCAGGTCCCCGCGTCCCCGCGTCCTCGCAGGCCGAGCCGGGTGCGGGGAGTGCCGCGACTCCCCGCACGAGTCCCCGCAGGGTCCCCGCACTCCCCGCAATACGGCCGGTCACGATTCGTGCCGTCCGGTGCCTCGGTCGGCGTGGGCCTCGACGCGCCACAGGTTCTGCTTGCGGTGGCTGTCCACGACCAACACCGCCTTGTGCGTGCCGAAGTAGCGGCCCTGCCTGGCCTTCAGCCAGATGCCCAGCTGGTTCGCGCTCGGCGGCTCGTCGCCCTTGCGCGGCACGTGGTTGGGCAAGCCCTTGATGAGGGCGCCGGTGGCGAGGGGCTCGGCGCCATAGGTCTCCCGCCACATCTCCAGGAAGTACGCCCACTCCTGCGCCTCGTCGTCCTGGGTCTGGGCGTCGGCGCTGTCCGCCATCCAGCCCTCGACGCCGAGGAAGTCGAGCAGGCCGGCCATCATGGACGCCCACTCGCTGTAGTCCCCCTTGCGGACGCGGATGCGGGGCGCTCCGGCGGCGAGCCATGCCCGCACGAGGGTGACGAGCGCGGCGACCAGGGTGGAGGCGTTGGCGCGAAGCCACGGCCGGAGGTCGCCGATGCGGAAGCCGTCGCGCTGGTCGGGGTCGGGGCAGTCGGGGTCCAACTTCACCCAGAGGACGCGGCGGCGTTGGTCCCCTCCGGTCCGCAGCGCGTTGCCGGTGACGAGCCACAGCCGGTCGTTGCGCATGGTGACCTTGCCCGTGGCCCCGAGAATGCGGTCGCCCCAGTGCTCGCCGGTCAGCAGGGCCGACAGGAGCGGCGTCTTCAGGACGAAGCCGTTCGGCAGGTTGTCGAACGACACGACGGGGCTGCCGGTGCCGTAGAGCTGCGTGGTGATGCTCTTGCGCAGCTCGGTGTCGTTCTCGGGCCAGGCCGTGTCTGCCGTGCCGTAGCAGAACTTGAAGATGTCCTTGAGCAGGGTCTTGCCGCTGCCCGCCGCTGTCGCGGTGATGGCCACCATCTGGGTCGGACCGTGGAAGTACGCCCGCACGATCGGGGTGAGCAGGGCGCCGAGGAAGTTGGCTCGGTCGCTGGCCGCGACCCACGGGAAGTCAGCGAGGACCTGGCCCAGCACGATGTCCTTCGCCCGGTCCAGGCTGTCGCGGGTGACCTGTGGCTGGAGGCGGCGCAGGGGGACCCGCGGCTCCAGGTAGAGCCCGGTGCTCCGGTCGTACCCGGGGGCCTCCAGCAGGCTGCCGTCGGGCCGGATCACGGGCGAGGTGACGACGCCGCGCAGGACCGGCAGCGGCCAGTCCTTCCGGCCGAGGAGCGTGGCGCAGCTCTTGGGCATGAGCAGCTCGCGTTCCTCCTCCAGCTGCTCGGTGACCGGGTTCCGCTTCACGGTGAAGCTGGCGACGTGGTCGGCGAGGTAGGCCCGCAGGTTGTCCGTTCCCAGCTGCTGGACCACCGGGTCGTCGTTGTCGTCGCGGTACACCCAGCAGGGTCCGCCGGACCGCTTGTAGAGGTCGGGCAGGCGGCCGTCGGCCATGAGCGCCAGGACGCCATCGATGCCGTCCGCCTCGTTCGTGATGTCCAGCTCCGGGCGGGACGGCACGGAGCGCAGCTGCGGGCCGCCCTCGAACGCCCCCTCCTCCGGCGCGTGGTCGGGGTCGAGCGCGGACGAGCCGTCGGCGAAGTGCTGCTGTGCGGGGACGGAGGACAGGCGACGGCGGGGCGGCTCGCTGCCGTAGCCCTGGCGCCGCAGGTCGGCGGCGGCCGCCTTGAAGTTGCCGCCGTGGGTGAGCGCGGCGTAGGCGCCGAACTTGGTGTACGGGGTGTCGGCCTGGAGTTCCGAGCCGGTGGCGAACACCCAGAGCCGGTCGTGCTCGTCACGCCCGGTGGTCGCCTTCACCCCGCCGACGCCGTCGGCCCATCCCCAGTAGGTGGTGGACCCGCGGGTGATGAGGGGGCGGAACAGGCCGCGCAGGATCTCGTCCCAGGTGGCGCGGGCCTCGAAGTCCTCGCCGGGCCGGACGCCGCCCTCGGGCAGTGGCTGCTGCGGCCGGGGCGCGGTCTTCGGAGACTCGGGCTTCGGGAGGGTGTCGAGCATGCGGCAGACGTCGCGGACCGCCTGCCAGGTCTCCACGTCGAGGGTCGGGATGGTGGCGGGCCCGCCCTCCAGCCGCACGTACGGCTGGCCGGAGGCGTGCACTGCACCGCCGGACGGTTCCACCAGGCCGTACCCGCCTTGGCCGCGGGTCTCGATCTGGACGCGGATGATCCGCGCGCCCGGCTTCTCGCGGAGCCGCTGCTGCTCCTCGTCGGTGTACTCGTCTTCACGGGCCAGCCTGGAGGCGAGCTTGGTGTTGCCGGGCACGTCGGCGCCCTCGACGTGGACGCGGTAGTGCCGGCCGCCGGACGGGGACTCGGTGGCCCAGCCGGTGAGCACCTGGGCCCAGGGCTCGCCGAGCCCGGACGCCTCCATGATCTCCGTGGCCTCGTCCAGCAGGCCCTCGCGCACGGCGTGGCCCTCGAACTCGATCATCTCGACGTTGCCGGAGACGGCGCCGTAGACGACCGCGAGGCCCGCCGGTCGGCCGGAACCGAACCACGTGTCGTGCTCGGCCGGGGTGGACCGCTCCAGCTTGTACGGGGTCCAGGAGCGGACGGACGGGGCCTTGCTGCCGTCCGCCTTGATGGGGATGACGCACAGGCCAGCGTCGTGCAGCTCGCGGGCGGAAGCCCGGAGGTCGGTGGGCTGTGGGTCGGTCAACGGGTGCTCCCGTGGTACGTGGTGAGGTGGTGGTCTTTGACCCCGGCGACGAACGCGGCGACTCCGCCGGGGCCGCGCGGGATGAGGGCCCCGTTCGCGGCGCGGATGCGGTCGGTCGCGCACACCGGGCCCTCCAGGGGGTGCGGGCAGCCGGGGCGCGCGCACTCGTACTTGGCGCGCTGCCCGTCGAGGTCGACGGACAGGGCGGCGACGAAGGGGCGCGCGGTGGGGGTGCTCACTGGGGGCCCCCGTTCACGCGGGCCTGGAAGGCGGCGGCGCGGCGCGCGTCGTCCGCACACAGCTCGATCTCCTCGCGGAGCTGCTGGACGGTGTCCTCCGGGGGCTGGCCGGCGGGGCAAATGGCCATGCCGGTGCCGCCAGCGGTCCAGATCACGAAGGTGCGGTCCGACTGCACCGCGGCCCGGGACTCGTGCAGCGTGATGCGGTGGGCGGCGGCGAGGCGCAGCAGTTTCTCGCGAGGGGAAGACTCAGACACGGGGAGCCTCCTCCTTGCCGGGGGTGGGCTGCACGGGGAGGGCAGCGGCCGCCTGGACCTCGGCGGTGACGAGGTCGGCGAGCCCGAGGTAGGCGAGCAGCTCGACCTTGCGGACGCGGAACGCGCGGCCGAGGCGGACGACCTCGATCGGGAACTGGCCCTGCCTGATCAGCTCGTAGCCGAGCGTGCTGCCGACGTTCAGCGCGCTGAACGCCTGCTGGACCGTGGGCATCGCGGGCAGCTCGGCGACCTGCGCGGGCGTCAGGGGCGCGGCGGTCGTCATGCGACCACCTGCTGCTGCGCCGGGACGAAGACGCGACCGGCGCGCTCCATCGGGATGAAGAGGACCAGCAGGTCTACGCCGAGCCGGGAGGCGATGGCCTTGGCCTTGTGCTCGGGGATGACGCGTTGAGCGCCGGACATGAGCGCCCCGATGGTGCCGTGGGAGACGCCGACGGCCTCGGCGAGGCCCCTGCTGGTGATGGGCTCGCCGGTGCCGGTGCGCTCCATCAGGAGCTTGAGGCGGTCGCCGCTGACGACCGCGTACATGGGTACTTCCAGGGGTCCGGACATACGTCGTTCACCTCGCGGGACGGTTCATTCATCGCACTGAATGGCGATGGGGAGAGCATCACACGAGCTGAACGCAATGTCCAGCGAGCTGAATATGGACGGTGGTTGCGCCGAGATCCGGACATTGACCTGTGGCGGACTGGCGAAGTTGGCTACCGTGCTGAACAATCCGTCCAGTCAGCGGAATGGGTGCGCCGACTGACCTGCACATACGTTCCAGCAGCCCCACGCGTACACCTGAACGACGTGCAGTTCCCCGAGCCCCAGGAGTGACAGGATGAGGTTCATGTCGGCGAGCAACGAAGAGACCAGAGACCAGGGCGGTCACCCTGAACGGCGCCAGTTTGCGGACTTGGTGCGGCGGCGCCGGGCAGAGCTGAACGAGAGCCTCGACACCTTCGCGCGGCGGGCCGTGGACCCCATCTCCGGCGAGCGGATCACCCGTGGCTGGATCTACCGCCTGGAGACGGGCGAGCCCGTGACGCCCCCGGCGATCGCGCAACTGCGCGCGCTGGCGGCTGCGTGCCAGCTCCCCCTGGGGCAGTTGCAGGACGCGGCCGGCCAGCAGTTCCACGGCGTCGACCCGCTGGTCAGCGGATCAGCCGAGGCGACCGCCTACGTGCGCAAACTCGACCGGCTCCCCGCCGACCAGCGCGAGCGCCTGCTGCGCCTGATCGACACCCTCGTACCACCCGAGGAGGCGTGAGTCCCCATTCCCCTTAGCGTCACTGACTGTGATCATTAAGAGCTTTCAGTAGAGATTTGCGACCCGTGGTGCGATCATGTGCGCACGCCGAGGACCGCAACGGTGCTGGTCCGCTCGGGGATTCGAACGCATGCACGATTCGGCATGCTTGGCATGGGGGAGGTTGCATGGAGTCACAACGTGCGCGGGTCGAGTACGTATTCAGCGATGACCTGCCGGACGGGGAGGTGATCGTCCCGGTAAGGACAAAGGCGGGGGCGTGGATCTTCCCGGTGCGACGAGGGGAGATGACCCAGCGCATGCTCGACGGGCTCAACGCGGTCGCGGCCCACATCGTCGGGGTCGGGCTGGTCCAGATCAGCGACAATGAGAAGCCGCCTGAAGGCGACCAGAAGGAGTGACCAGATGCCGTCAGCACGCCGGGCCGGGAGCGTCTACCGCCGGTGCGAGTGCCGCGACGGCGACGGCAAGCTGCTGAGCGCCAAGTGCCCTCGGCTCAAGAAGAAGAACCACGGGTCCGTCGGGCTCCGCCAGGAGCTGCCGCCGGACGCCGAGGGGAAGCGCCGGACCTTCCGGCGTACCGGATACACCGAGGTGAACAAGGCCCAGGGCGACCTCTCCCGCCTACAGGCCATCCTCGAACTCGCCGGCGACGACGAGGCGGACCAGCTCCGCGTCGGCGACCTTCTCGCAGACATCAATCGACGTCGCGCTGACATCCCCCAGGTGGACGAAGTCAAGCGGCGCCTCGGCGTGGGCGTTCCGCTGGATGGCGCGACCACCGTCGGTGAGTGGCTCGACCGGTGGATGGCTGGCAAGAAGACCAGGGCCACCACGAACGCGGGCTACTCCTCGCACATCAAGGTCCACCTGCGGCCCCGCATCGGCCACTACCGCCTCGACCGCCTGAACGTCGGCCACGTCCAGGCCATGTTCGACGCCATCGCCGACGAGTCCGACACCATCCGGGCCGAGAACGCGGCACGCCGCGAGCAGGAAGCGCGGGCGAAGTGGACGCGCCCCGGCCGCCCGCCGACCGCCGAGCGCGAGCGCCTGGCCGCCGAGCGCGCCAAGCTCGCCCAGATGAAGCCGTACCGGAAGGCCAACGGGCCTGCGACGCGGCACGCGATTCGGCGCACACTCCGTACGGCGCTGAACTCGGCCATCGCACAACAGCTCATCACCTTCAACGCGGCTGCGCACGTGGAGCTGGGGCCCAACGCGCGCCCCAAGGGTCTGCTCTGGACCGCCGAACGGGTCGCCCGGTGGCGCCTCACCGGCGAGAAGCCGAGCCCCGTGATGGTGTGGACACCCGAGCAGCTAGGCCACTTCCTCGACACTGCCGAGTCCAACAGCCGCCTCTACCCGTGCTACCACGTGATCGCCCACCACGGCCTGCGACGAGGCGAAGGGGTCGGCGCGGACTGGGACAACGCCCACCTGGACGGCCCGGGGCCCGCGCGTATCGACGTGCTCACGGAGATCGTGGTGGACGGTTGGGAACCCGTGGAGACCGTGCCCAAGACGGACAGCAGCATGTCCTCGGTGATGCTCGACCGTGGCACGGTCGAGGTCCTGCGCGCGCACCGAGTACGGCAGCTCGCAGAACGGGACGACCGGTTGTCGAGGGGGCTGCCGTGGACGGACACGGGCAAGATGTTCACCCGTCCCGACGGCACTTGGCTCCACCCCGATGAAGTGAGCCGAGAGTTCCTCCGCATCGTGGACCTCGCCGGCCTGCCGCCGATCAACCTGCGCGACCTCCGGCATGGCGCGGCCGGACTCGTGAAGGCCGGGGGCGGAGACATCCATGACGCCAAGGTGAAGCTGCGACACTCCACCATCGTGCTCACCGCGGACACCTACATGAGCTTGTTCGAGGAGTACGAGGACGAGCTGACGGAACGGGCAGCGGCGGCAGTGCCCCGGGCGGCCCGCCGCGATGCTGGGAATGGCGAAGCCCCTGCCGCAGATGTTCCGCAGCAGGGGCCGGGCGTGCCGCAGCCAGCAGACACTTTTGTGGACGTCTACACCGTAGGGGCCTGCACTGACACTGACGGTGCGGAAGCGTAG